CTAATAGGAGTCTGAGAAAATGAGTGATAAATGGAAACAACTTATTGACCTTATTGTCAATGAGGAAGAAGACAAAGCAAGCGAACTATTTCATGAGATTGTTATCGAAAATTCTCGTGAAATTTACGAAAACCTAATTACTAGTGAAGATCTAGTTGATGAAGCAGACGTAGACGAAACTAGTGAAGATGAAGTTGAAGACTTCATTGACGAAATTCAAGCTGACGAAGAAGGTATTAGCGAAGAAGACGACGAAATTGAAGACATGGAAGATGCAGCTGAAATAGGTGCAGAAGAAATGGGCATGGAAGAGCCAGAAGCCGACGCTGAAGAAAGCGATGCTGAAGAAATCGAAAATAGAGTTATTGAACTCGAAGATGAGATGGAAGAGCTAAAAAGAGAATTTGCTGCTCTTGCCGATGATCATGACGAAATGAGTGATGACAGCGAAGAAGAAATGGAAGAAGAAGTAGCTTTTGAAGCTGCAGACGAAGAAGTTGCTGAAGACGCTGAAGAAATCGAAGAAGCTGAAGAAGTCGAAGAAGCTGAAGAAATTGTTGAGTACACAGAAAAAGCACCAGCACCAAAAGGCGGAGCAGATGATAACGCAAAATCAACTGTTGCAAAATCAGGTAAAGGTGGTATTAAAAATGCTAGCTCAGCAGAAGAAAAAGGCGCACCGGCACCTAAAGCACAAGACATGGGTGGCACAACTAAACCTGATATGAAGAAGGTTTAATATTACAAGGATAATATAGAATGGCTTCAGTATATCTAAAAGAGAACTTGACATTTGATCAAGCTCGAATGGTTACAGAAAGTGCAAATGATGGTAAGGATTTATACCTTAAAGGCATTTGTATTCAAGGCGGCGTAAAGAACGCAAACCAAAGAGTTTATCCAGTAGAAGAAATTACAAGAGCAGTGTCAACGTTAAACGACCAGATTACCGGAGGCGACTCTGTATTAGGAGAAGTAGACCATCCAGACGATCTGAAAATTAACCTTGATCGTGTTTGCCACATGATTACAGATATGTGGATGGACGGTCCGAATGGTTATGGTAAATTAAAAATACTTCCAACACCGATGGGTCAACTGGTACGCACAATGCTAGATAGCGGTGTCAAACTGGGAGTATCAAGCCGTGGTAGCGGTAATGTCAATGAATCGACCGGAGAGGTCAGTGAATTCGAGATCGTCACAGTAGACGTAGTTGCACAACCTAGTGCGCCAAATGCATACCCAACTGCAATTTATGAAGGCTTGTTGAACATGAGAGGTGGACAGAAAGTACTTGGAATTGCCGCAGAGGCGCAAGAAGATAAACGTGTGCAAAAATATTTAAAAGATGAGGCGTTACGCCTAATCAAAGAACTTAAACTTAGGAGTTGACCGATATGTTTGATGCACTCAAACCATTGCTTGAAAGCGGCATTGTAAACGAAGAAACTCGTCAAGAAATTCAGGAAGCATGGGAAACTCATGTAACTGAAGCTCGTGAAGAGATTCGTAGTGAGCTACGTGAAGAATTTTCACGCCGTTACGAGCATGATAAAACAACAATGGTTGAGGCTCTAGATAAAATGGTTACCGAGGGTTTAACTAAAGAAATCGAACAAGTTGCTGCTGAAAAGAAAGCACTTGCCGAAGATCGTGTAAAGTTTAATGCTAAGATGTCAGAGAAATCAAAGACATTTGAAAGTTTTATGACTGAAAAATTACAGGCTGAACTATCAGAATTAAATGAAGATCGCAAAGCACAAGCACAAACACTAGATAAGTTACAAAAGTTTGTTGTTAATGCACTAGCAGAAGAAATTGCTGAATTCCACAAGGATAAACAAGAAGTTGTTGAAGCAAAAGTGAAGTTAGTAGCAGAAGGCAAAAAACAAATTGAAGCCTTGAAAGAGAAGTTTGTTGATCGTGCTAGTAAATTAGTTAAAGAATCAGTAACTAAGAACCTCAATACCGAATTAACTCAACTTAAAGAAGATATCGACAGTGCTCGTCAGAACAACTTTGGACGCAAGATTTTTGAAACTTTTGCATCTGAATTTGCAACTTCATACTTAAATGAAAATGCTGACATCAAAGAGTTACAGGCTAAAATTGAAGAAGTACAAACTCAACTAGCTGAAGCTCAAGAGGCTATTGAAGATAAATCAACATTAGTTGAAAGCAAAGAAGCTGAAATTCGTAGAATCAAGGATCGCATTGCCCGCGATCAAAAGTTAACAGAAATGATGGCTCCACTAAACAAAGATCAAAGAGAAGTAATGAGTTCATTACTTGAATCTGTTCAAACAAGCCGTTTAGATACATCATTTAATAAGTATTTGCCAGCAGTTCTTAAGAACGATGCTAAAACTACAAGCAAGATTTTAGCAGAATCTAAAGAAGTAACTGGTAATAAAAAGAAAACCATGCAAGATGCCGATGAGGGCAAAATCATTGAAATCAAGCGTTTAGCTGGTTTGCAATAAAAATATATTTTTAGGAGACGAAAGAAAATGTCTAATTTATTTGAAAGTCGCTGGGACGAAACAAAAGGTGCCCTCCTAGAGGGTCTTGATGGTTCTAAGCGTAAGAACATGGGTGTTGTTCTAGAAAACACCAAACGTTACATTACAGAGAACGCAACAGCTGGTGCAACTGCATCTGGTGATGTTGCTGTTCTTAACAAGGTAATTTTACCTGTTATCAGACGTGTAATGCCAACTGTTATTGCTAACGAAATCGTTGGTGTACAGCCAATGGCAGGACCTGTTTCACAGATCCACACACTAAGAGTTAAGTACAATGCTGGTACAGCACGTGATGGTTCATCTGCTATTCCAACTAACCCAAGTGGTAACTTATCAGCTGGTGACGAAGCACTAAGCCCAGCAGCAATTGCAGCTGGTTACTCAGGTAACGAGCCAAATGGCGTTGCAGAAGCTACAGGTACACTTGAAGGTGTTCCAGGTAACGCACTAAGCATTGAAATTCTACGTGAAACTGTAACTGCGAAAACTCGTAAGTTATCAGCACGTTGGACATTCGAAGCAGCACAA